CCCTCAGGCCAATGCCGTCGAGCCGAGCGCGGCCGGCGGCGTCTACAGCGTCGCCTGGCCGCGCCCACCCGCTTCGGGCAAGGAGAACCCCGAAGATCATCGAGACCGTGCCCGAGCGAGAGCCGCGTAGCCGCCACGGCGCCGGGTCTGAGCTGGTGGCCTTGCGGTCTGCCGTTGCGCCACCTCGTCGGCGTTCGCGGACTCGTAGAGCTCGAGAGCGGCAAGCTGCTTCCGCAGCCGCTCGACCTCGAGGCCGACCTCCGCCATTGCCTCCGCGTGCCTCTCCTGCTCGCTGGTCCGCTGCGTCTCGATCGCCGAGACTCTCTGCGCGAGCTTCTCGCGCTGCGGCCGATTGCGCTCCAGCTTCAGCTCATGCGCCTCGTCGTCGTCCGCCTTCGCCTTTACGCGTTCCATCCGCTCGGCGTCCTGACGCTGCAAAACCGCCGACGCGTGCTGCGACAGCTTCTGCGGCTGTGGTATTCCGAGCGCCTGCACAGCATCCCTTTGGGCGGCGTCGCGCTGTCGATCGGCCTTCAGCTGAGCCAGCTCGGCTTCGAGTCGGTCGAAACGATCTGTCTCGTCGGTCATCGGATCGTCCCCCTTTCTTCCGGAGCGTTGTAGTCGACCGTCTCGAGCCGGCCCGCGGCGTGAGCCTCGATGAGGCTTGCGAGCGACGGCTGCCCACGGTGACGCAGCTGGCCGGATGTCGACAGCGCATGCAGATCGCCGGCCAGCTCAACAATCGCCCGCTCGGCGCGCATCAAACGCTCCCGTAGCACCGCGACCTCAGTCGCGCGCAGGTTCTCTGCCGCGGTCATGGGTTCCTCAGTTCGCGAAGACGCCGCTGAAATCGATCCTCGCGAGCGACGTCGGCCCGTAGCGAGCGGCGCGGGACGGTGACCCCGAGCGAGGCCAGGCGCGCCCGCGCCGGCGTCGTGTGATCCGGGATCGGCCGGGCTGCCTGGGCGTGCTGAAGGGCGCGCAGCGCGGCGACCGCGGCCTGGTTCGCCGCCTGATTGACGATGCTCAAATCACCCCGATGGAGATTGACCTGCTGTACGCGCCGCTCGGTTAAATCAGAGTTCCATTTTTCCTGCGTAACAGTGAACGCGAAGCTCATCTGCCCGTCGAGGTCCCCGCGTCTGAGCTTCCGGATGATCGCGGCCGATTCGGCGTCCTCTTCATCCAAATCGGCCTCGAAGGCAAGCCCTGTCGAGTCTTCAGACAGCCGCAAGGTGCCCGAGCCGCCGCGGTTGGATTTGGTGCGCGCAAGCGGCAGTCCCGAGCCGACGTAACCGTGGTTCGCCACCAGGACCACATCAGGCTGCTCTCCGAGCGTTCGACGACAGAATCCGGGCATCATCATCTCCCGGTAGTCAGGCATGTCATAGAACACGCCGGTAACCGCAGCATGACCGGCCAGAATTGCTCCGCGGCCGGCCCGCTCGCGCAGCTCCATCTCGAGCCCGGGCAGCATGCGCCGCTCCAGGTGGCCCTTGAGCTCGGCGATCTTCGCTTTCCGTCGCGCGACCTCGCGCTGTTCCAGTTCACTCATCGTCTTCACCTCAGTTGCGATGTATTCCAGCTTCGTCGAGGAAAGCGAGCGTCGCCGCTGGATCGACGCCGGCCGCCTGCTTCCGGTACGCCAGCGCAAACGCGAGCGTCCATTCGCGTTTCTTCGGGGTCAGCCGCGGATCGGCAGCGAGCTGGCTAAGCACGTCCGCCGCCTCGGCCGCGTCCGCGGGATCGAGCGTGCGGATGCCCTCGAGCAGCTCAGGCAGAGCCTGCTCGTCGACCAGCCGGCGCTCGCGTGGGATCGGCACTCGCACGCTCACCACTCCCTCGAGACGCCGGCGAACACGGGCCCGTTCTGGCCAGCGCCCCGCCGTGAGTTACATCCGTAATGACAAGCTCGGAGCAGACTGAGGTCGACCGCCATCCGTCGCTGTGTCAGCAGGTCGTAATTCCGGATCTCTCGCATCGGAATGATGTGATCCACGCTCGGCGCCCACCGGCTGCGCGGCGAAGCGTCGAAATCCAGCTCGCCGCCGCAGAGCTCGCAGACCTGAGCGCCCTTCAGCACCTGGGCGCGCGCGCGACGCCAGTTGTGATCGCGGCCGATACGGCTCATGCCGGCACCGGCCCGAACTTCGCGAACGGCTCCTGCATCGCCGGATCGGCCCGCAGGACAGCGTTGAGATCGATGACGCGGGCCCTGGGGCGCTGCAACGATCGAGCTCCGAAGAGCGCCAGAGTGGCTGCGACTAGCGGCGAGATGTCAGTCCCGCTGTTGCGCCGGCTCCACGCCCACCGGTCGTTGAGAGTGCGTCGTGCAGCCCCGTCGATCGCCGCTAACAGCTCGGGTGGGTTGCGGTGACGGACTTCGCCTCGCATCACACTGTCGAAAAAGAGGCCGCACGCCTCGGCCATCTCGTGCGCAGTCGTGCAATGCAGCTTCCGGGCGATATGCGTCGTCACGCTCCGCTGGAGTCCGTCCACCGGTGCGAGCGCGTCGAAAACGATCTCCCCGACCGTCAGCTTGCCCACCAGGCGCGCCAAATCCTCGGCAAGCCAGTCACTTCCGGGCCGATACTCCAGCACGCCGACGTGCCAGGAGCCGTCTGAGCGCTTCCCGGCGACCGCAATGCACGCCCGCGAACGGTCCACCGAGACGTCCACGCCAAGCGCGACGGAGCGCACAGGCCGTGATTCGGGGTCCTCAAGCGCCTGCCAGCTCGCGATCGGAATGACCGGAGCGGCTTTTTGGGCCGTCCAACGGTTCAGAAACGCACGTTCGAACTCGTGGCGCTCCATCGACTCAAAATCGGCCTGGACTGTGGCCGCGGTGACGGTTATGCCGAGCGCCGGCATGCAGGAACCCCACGTCGCGGGATCACCAGGGTCAGCGTCATCAGTAGCCGCCCATTCGAAGTATGCGACGCCCTCGGTCACGCCAGCGGCGGCGATTTCGCGCCCGCGTGTGACCTTGTCGAACAGGAACGGCGAGGAATCCGGTGTCCCAGCCGTCGAAACCGTCCAGAACTGCGGCTGAGAGCGGGTCATCATCGCCGGCCGTAGCGCCTGCTCAATCCGTCCATCCGGATGCGCGAACGCCTCATCGAGCACCGCCAGATCAAGCGAATCCCCGTGCCCCGCTCGAGCGGTCGTCGCAACCAGGCTCTGCCGGCTGCCGTTCGCCCAAACCACACGCTCATGGCCGCTCTGACGATGCACGGTCATCAATCCGGCGAACGGCGACGCCGCAAGCAGCGGAAGCCAGTCACCGGCCCACTTTTTGCGAGCGTCCAGGCCGCTCTGGGCCGTGTAGACCACCCGCTGATCAGGCCACAGCAGACACCTCGTCACCCAAAGCACCAGCAGCAGCGTGCTCTTGCCTTGCTGCCGGGGGATTGACAGGGTCACGTCGCGGTAGATCAGCCGGCCGGCGTCGTCGAGCTCGAGCGCGACGTCGAGCACCTGGCCTGCCAAGGCATAAGCGTGATTCCGAGCGCCTTCGCCACCCGTGCGGCCGCAACGCCAAGCGTTCGCCGGCTCGGGGTGCGCGGAGTGAAATATCGCGGCTCAGCCACCGTTCTCACCCGCCAAAAGCCGCGTCACCATGTCCCAGCGTTCGGCCTGACCGGGCTTCAGCTCGTCCAAAGCGCCGCGAAACTCGCGCACCAGCGAAGCCGTCGCCAGAGCGGCGCTGCCCGTCGACGCCGTACCGGACCAATCGAGCTTCCGGGCGATCGCCCGCAGCGCCTCAACACGCACCAGACGGTCAGGATCAAGCTCGCCGAGCGATTCGACCAGCGCATCGACGGCGTGCTCAGCCGGCCGCGCCTGATCCGCAGCCAACGCACGGCTGATCGTTGACGGCGACACGCCAAACCTCTCCGCGACCTGCCGCTGAGACAATCCCTCGCTCAAGAGTGCGCGAATTGCGTTCGTGTCCACGCTCACGCCCTCCCCGAGAGGCCACGTTGCAGGGCTTGCGCGAAACCCGCAACCGTTGCGACGAACCGGGTTTGGTCGATCAGCGGAGTTTTTTGCCGACCCTGGCGGTCGCGGAGAGTCGATCCCAGACTTTGCGATGGCGCGTGGGGGTGCGGTTGTTGGCTTTGGGTCATGGTCACTGCTCCTGATCACGGCTGACCGGCTGCAAGCTGGGGTGGGGCCGGCGGGGCATGGGG